GATGAACAATTGAAGGTCAATGTATCTAATAAAGAGGTTGATAGATTGATCAAAGAATATAAAAAGATAAAAAAAAGACAAAAATCTAATTTAAATCAGATCAGATTGCTTGATAAATTCGGTAATCCGATCAAAAAACCTTAAGCAAATCTAAAATTGTGTTACAAAATACACAATAGGTTGCATATATAGTGTGGGTATGCTAACATACCTTTACGTTCATCCAATGATAGAACTCACACTACTGGCATCGCTCCTCGCTGAACACAACGCTTCCCACTGGGAAATGTCATGTGCAGAGTGGAATCAAAACAGAATTGAGATACTTAGCGATAGGAATCTCAGGTCTGATGCTCAAGAGTATCTTATAGATTACTTCTTGACCAAGGTATCAGGTGATTGTGATGCTTATATCATAGGACGCAAGTAAGCCGACTCGGAACGGGTTCGTTCATCTCTCATGATTCCAACTTTAATTGCTGCATCAAGTGCTATCACTACCATAGTTACAGTATCATGTGCAGATATAAACACTCTTGTTGATCGTGCTAAAGTCTACCCTGACCTTAGTAAAGAAGATAGACAAGAAATTATTGATTTGTATTATGATTTTGGTGACAAATATGGTTTGGATTGTAGAGACGCAAAAGCCGACTGAAGGAACGGGAGTAAAAACCCCTACTACTTACAGGAGAAACCAAATGGCACAAGTCACATACAGAGGTATCAAGTATGATACCGACAGAAACAGAACACAGCAGACTAACAAGGTCGATCTAACTTACCGTGGTGTAAGACAAGAAAAAGAACTTACAAGTGTTAAATGATTGTAACTCTAGAGATTTTATTGGCATCTGCCGTATTTCTCACAATCATAAATGCTGAAATTCAGTTTCTGTATGGAAAATAAAATGAGGGGGTTTACACCCCTCTTTTTTTATATTATAATTAGTTGAAAAGCAATCTCATGAACAAAGCAAAACTAAAAGTTCTGGTTATGGCTCTCAAAGAAATCGTAGAGGAGTTGGAGTCTGAAGTTTATTCAGATGTTGATGCATATCAAAGTATGCAGGTATCTGCATCAAAAAAACTTGACTATGATGAAATGTATGACGATGGTTCAGACTAAATAATTTTACAAAACTAAACACCTATGCCTACTTACCCTGTAAAAAACTTGACCACTGGTGAACAAAAAGAAATTAGAATGAGCATGTTAGAGTATGATCAGTGGAGAAAGGATAATCCCGATTGGGATAAAGATTGGAACGCTGGAGTTGCAAACCTCGGAGAGGTTGGAGAAATATATGACAAATTGAAGAAGACACATCCAGGCTGGAATGATGTTCTTCATAAAGCATCCAAAGCACCTCGTTCTAATGTAAGACCTATCTAAGTATGCCAAGAAAAAACAAACAAAACTTATCAGCAATTGGTGTTGGATTAACAGCAAAGCAGATGAAAAGAAGAAAACCGATAAATTCTGACATGATGAGAGACATAGAACCTCTCACAGAGAATCAGAAAAAATTATTTGAATCCTATGATGAGGGTAAGAACCTGATCGCTTATGGTGTTGCGGGAACAGGAAAGACATTTATATCACTCTATAAGGCACTATGTGATGTCTTTAATCCAGACACACCTTATGAGAAGATATACATTGTCAGATCGCTTGTGGCCACCAGAGAGATAGGTTTCTTGCCTGGTGATCATGAAGATAAAGCATTCTTGTATCAGATACCATACAAGAATATGGTTAAGTATATGTTTGAGATGGCCACTGAGGCAGACTTTGAGATGTTATATGGTAATCTAAAAGCACAGGAGACAATATCATTCTGGTCTACATCATTCATTCGTGGAACAACACTTGATAAAGCAATTGTTATTGTAGATGAATTTCAAAACTTAAACTTCCATGAACTTGATAGTATTATGACAAGAGTTGGTGAGAACTCAAAGATCATGTTCTGTGGTGATGCCACTCAATCTGATCTTATCAAAGACAAGGAGAGAAATGGTATCGCAGACTTCATGCAAGTTCTCCGTATCATGTCATCAGTAGATGTTGTTGAATTTGGAATCGATGATATCGTTCGCTCTGGCCTAGTAAAAGAATATCTACTTGCAAAATTAGAAATGGGTATTTGATGCCAACAATACATTATGTAAGTGTCTTTAATAAAGAAGATACATTGATACCACAATCAGATATTATTGACTCAGGATATGTTCAAAACAAATGCCCTGTTTACAATCATAAACAGAGCAGAACTTTTGTTGCGACATCACCAATAGACTTTACTCTTAGCATTGATCAAAGTAATAATAAAATATCTTGCTCTAGACCTGAGCTACTAGAGTATGATGATGACCATATCAATTCACCTAAACCAGTTTTTCAATTAGTATTTCCTAAGTTTTTATTCTATACTGAGGATGATAATATATGGTTTGAATTTAATGACCACCCTATGACTGCACTAAACAATAATTTTATTGCAATCTCTGGGTGGTTTAATTTATCTAATTGGTCAAGAGCTAGTAGCACAGCTATCACCCTTGTGGATGAGAAAAGATGTGTTATAATAGAGAAAGGAGATCCTCTGTTTAGAGTATCTTTTTATCCTCCTAATCTAGATGATAGTATTATTTTGAAAAAAGAAACTAATACTGAGGTTGTAAATCAATGGGTTGAGGCTCATAGTAAAAAATCAGAAGAAGATTGGAGACCTAGATTGTTTTCCAAAACTAAGACTGAAAGTAAATGCCCATTTAGTTTTTTATTTAAATGAAGTTTGAACATTGTAATCACTTAGGTGATCTTGAATTACAAAAGAAAGAAACCAATGGAATAAGATTATATAATCTTCCTAATGGTGAATGGGTTCCATCTATTACGTCAGTAACATCTTTTTATAATCGTCAGATTTTTATCGACTGGAGAAAGAGAGTTGGTATTGAAGAAGCAAATAAAATTACAAAGAAAGCAACTGCTCGTGGAACTGACTTTCATGAAGCAGCACAGAACTATTTGTTAAATCTTGAATTGAAATGGGATGACTATCAGCCTCTCACAAAGTTCATGTTTTACAATACCCTACCATATCTGGACAAGATAAATAATATACACGCTATCGAGAGGACTCTTTACTCAGAATACCTCGGTCTTGCCGGTAGAGTTGATTGTATCGCAGAGTATGAAGGAGAGTTAGCTGTAATAGATTTCAAAACTTCAACTAAGATAAAACCAGAGAACTGGTGTACAAATTATTTTGTACAAGAAATGTTTTATGCTGCTGCGTACTACGAACTAACAGAGATTCCTGTAACAAAGTTAATTACAATAATGGTAACTCCTGACGGAGAGGTAAAAGTATTTGACAAACGTAACAAAGGAGACTATATTAAATTATTAGTTCGTTACATCAAAGAATTTGTATCTCACAATACTAGGTCGCCAAATGGACAATGAACTAGAAAAGGCATTCGAGGATAAGTTTTACTGTCCTGCTCGTTTTGCACAAGAAATCGAAGGACTTGTGCAAGCACAAGAGGAGATGAATTACATCGATGCGATTGTCTATTTCTGTGAAATAAATTCCATTGATCTTGAGTCAGTTCCAAAACTGATATCAAAACCACTCAAAGAAAAAATAAAGTACGAAGCACAGGAACTTAATTTTCTAAAAAGAACTTCAAGGGCTAAAATAATTTTCTGATGGATGAATATGATGAGAACCCATTTTGGGGTGAACCAACTCCCACTGATTTGTGGGAGGACATGAAAAAACTCAATGCTTTATATGATAAACTTCAATGGGATCATCGTGATTATCTAGAGTTTACAATTGAAGGAAATCATATTACAATAAGGAATAAATCCAGAGAAGGAAGGTAATGATGCCGTTTGATGCCTACCGTTGTTATTTGTCATTAAAAAATCACTTCACAAAAGACCACTATGATTACCATAAGTATGGTGGCAAGACAAGAGCAACCAAAGAAGCCTTTTATAAAAGAAAGGATCGTTTTTGGTTTGAGAGATTTTCAAGACAGAAGAATGATAAAGAAGTCGTAGACTTTTTTGTTTCTAATTTTGTTTCATGTTCTGATCCTGAGAGTATGTGGATTGGAGAGATGATTAAAGAAGGAGAGGGAAGATATGTTGATTGGAAGAAAAAGGTGCAGTCTTTGTCATATATCTTCAAGGAAGAATCCGAAAGCCTATTCACAGACAACAAGGTTGATGATGTCTTTGATTGTAGCAAAGGACACCCTATTGTATTGAAAAAATTTTTAGGTGGTAATATCAGTATTGAAAGTATGGTAATCTATGATAGAATACTAGGGTATGGGAAAGACTTCGATCAAAAGTTGGACGATCCTGTATGGAAAACCGTCAGTAGAAGAGTAAGAAAGTATTCTCCCTTCCTAAATATAGATGTATTCCGCTATAAAAAAATACTAAAGGGGGTAGCAACTAAGTGAGTTTCTTTGACTCCGACATCGTGAAGGCTGAGATGGCAGATATCCATCAACTCCAAGAGGAAATTTATTCAAGTGTAATGAATTTTCCTTACATGAGTGCTGCTGATAAAACAGAGCATATCAATTTATTATCTGAACTTGTTGAGAAACAAAAAGTTATGTATGCTCGTCTGAGTTTATCAGATGATCCCGATGCTGAAATAATGAAACAAGAAATGTCTAAATCCGCAGAAATGATGGGTTTACCAAAAGGTGTTGACATGAGTGTTATCTTTAATCAAATGAGTGAAATGATTGAACTCATGAGAAAGCAATTTGACATCGGCACATTTTAGTATATAATAGAAGAGTACACACAAGCCAAATCTAATTTAATCCGAGGTAACTATGTCTTTCGCAGACCTAAAGAAGCAGTCATCACTAGGTTCATTGACTGCAAAACTTGTTAAAGAAGTTGAAAAAGCGAACACATCTGGTGGCGGTGGCGATGAGCGTCTCTGGAAACCAGAACTAGACAAAACAGGTAATGGATATGCAGTTATCCGTTTCCTCCCTGCACCTGAGAACGAAGAGTTCCCATGGGCAAAAATGTACACTCATGCCTTTCAAGGGCCTGGTGGTTGGTATATTGAAAATAGTCTAACCACAAATGGTCAAAAGGATCCTGTCTCCGACTACAATCGTGAGTTATGGAACAGTGGCAATGAGTCTGACAAAGATGTCGTGCGTAAACAGAAGCGCAAGTTATCTTACTACAGCAACATCTATGTCGTGAAAGATCCTACAAACCCTTCTAATGAAGGCAAAGTATTCTTATTTAAGTATGGTAAAAAAATATTTGATAAGATTATGGAAGCAATGCAACCAGAGTTTGAAGATGAGACACCAATCAATCCTTTTGACTTCTGGCAAGGTGCTAACTTCAAGTTGAAGATTGTGAAGAAAGATGGATATTGGAACTATGACAAGTCAGAATTTGACAAGATAGGGCCAGTTCTTGAAGATGATGATGCTCTTGAAGCATTATGGAAGAGACAGTATTCACTTACTGCGATCACTGCTCCAGACCAGTTTAAGTCATACGATGATCTTGAAAAGCGTTTGAAGTATGTCCTTGGCAAAAAGCCAGTCAATCGTTACATTCCTGATGAAGAGTTAGAGAGTGAAAGTGAAGGTCTTGATGTCGCAGAAAAAGTAGTTACTCAAGCAGTAGCAACTCCTGCAGCAACCACTACTGTTGATTCTGATGAGGATGATGCACTATCCTACTTTCAAAAGTTAGCAGATAGTTAATCGTATAGTCTTATATCATCACCACGCACTAAGGTTTCACTTATGAATTGAGTGGAACCTTTTTTATTTCTCATAAATTGATCAATATCATCAAATAAAATATTTAAATAAATTGGTTTTAAAATAAAAATATTTCTTTTTTCATCATTTAATTTTTCTTCAAACATATAGTTTGTTACAGGCATTGCAACATCTGTTCTAATAATTTGTTGAGACGAATCTTCATCAAAGAACGAAACACTCTGACCTACACTTACTCTTGCACCAGATGGTATGATTATCGTTCCATCATTTGCTTTAACTTCTCTCGATTCATAATGATGAATACCTGAGTATAACGTGGTTTCATCACCATATTTTTCAGTCACATATGTATTAAATGCTGCTTGTCCTAATGGCCATTCACTTTGAATACTCACAATATTATTTGATAATAATACAACCCAATCTAAAGT